CGCGGAGAGCAGTTCGAGTTGAAAGGTAGAGTTAATCTCTCCCTTCGCCCGTTCCAGCACCCGATCAATTAGGTCCAGCACGTCCTCGGCCAGGGTTAACACAACGGCTCGTTGCGTCTCCCAACCGAGTCCCTTCATCACACCAGGGCCACGGGATGCTAACCAAGTCTCAATAGACATTGGCCATATCCCTCCAGGTCTGTGAAGGTACCCAAGGAGGCGACTTAGACGATTATTTAAACTGAACGCGACTGGAAGTCGCGCTAAGTTCTTATACTGGAAACCACAGAAACGCGCTACAGCTGCCATAGAGATTTCTCCATACGGCAGAAGCTTTCTTATCAGCTCTTCGAGAGCTGTTATTGAGCTCGCGGCTACCGACATCTCTGCAAGAGATATCGGAGAGCACGCCTGTCCTTTCACCCAAGTTCGCTTAGCGAACTCAAGGCTACCAGTAGATGAGATCAGGGACTTGGCTAGTCCAATCTCTACACCTAAAGTACCCATCAGGGCCAGGTATTCCCGTGCGACCAGTTTGTCAGCGATGACAATATCGTCCCCGAGAAGAGCATAAGCCTCAAACCATTGTTTGGCTTTAGGATATGCCTTCGAGGCGGCAAATTGCACAATAGCATGATGTGTCAACGCGAGCATAGCCCACGAAGACAAAGCGCCCATAGGCTGACCGACAGCGTACTTTACCGAACTGAATCCCAAGTTATAGCTTTTGGCTATGCGAGGAAGACGGTAAGGTTTAGATACGAGGAAGGTCCTCCACAGAGACGCCAGCTCATCACCCAAGAGCGGTTTCAGAAGAGCCTCCTGTATCACTACAGGAAGCCGATCTGTCGCCGCAGATAAGTCGAATGAAGCAACATATTCTTTTCCGACAAAACCCTTAACCAATCGCTCCACGGGAGCGACTTGATTAAAAGTTCCATCAGTTGGAACACACCGCAACACACTAAATATCCACTCATGAAGAGGTTGCATGAGAGCCTGAGTAATAAGGTTCACCATGGCAAATACTCTGATCTTCCCTGGTTCCTGTTTGAAACCTAGTTTCCCAAAGAATAATGGTTTCCCATAAGTCTGTCTCACATATTCGCGCCTTGCAGCTTCTTGATTAGAGAAGCCTCGTAAGAACGCAATAGGGGTAAGCTTGACTATGACCTTCTCTGTCATTAACCACCGCTCCGCTTGTCGGTCGAAACTGACAAACGCAACGGCGATATCGTGTCCAAAACTCAGGCTATCTGTTAGCTTTAACCAACGAACAAGAGCACGAGACATAGTATTATCCTCCCACCAGGTCAGAAGATCTAGTGGAAGAGATGCTATAGAACTCATACCTTGCGAATTGGGGGAGGCTTTTAGAATAGGAGGAATTCTGGTTACTCGTAAGTTTCTCTCAGGATCAAACTCTGATACGTGCTTAGCATGTACTTTGAGCAGATCCAAGAAACGCGGTACCCATCCACGCCAATCATTTAAGTAAGACGACTCGTCTAACCCAGGCTCAATAATAGTCTTAAGCTTAAGACTTCCTTTGTAAGGCAGTACTCGGTACAAACCAAACAAGGAAAGCCAAAAACGAATTATTCTTATATCGCCCGACGCGATCAAGCGTCGATGATTAACATTGATGATTCTTGGTAGTCCGCGTCTAGTTCGAGAGACATTGCACCCGAGTTGCATCGGAGAGGCGTCACGTTGTCCTCCTGAAAAATGCTGCAATAGCAGATAACAGGTCTTCAAATAGATCGCCAACCCTTTACTTCCCATTTTAAGGTACATCTTGTTCGCGTTCTTAGCGAATCCCCAAGTAACTTTAACATAGCCTCTAGTTAGGTGCCCAAAGATTAACGGGATAAGTCTCAGACTTTGTCCCGCTAATTTTGTCTTGGTTTTTACACCAAGAGACCAATCCATAGACCGCTTCACTAAGCGATTATAAAGAGTCGTAAGATTCTGCATAACGCCGTGATTTGGTTGACAGGATTTTCGGTTTCCTCTTCCCTCCTGGGAGGGGGAGGCCGCAGGTCGCCTTAGCAGGCTTTGTATGGTTACTGGGCGTAATCGCTTCAGTTTCCATGGCCCCGCCATTTCATGACTTAACGCACCCGGTCGAAGGTTCAACCCTTCCTCCGGAACTATGCTTATCGTCATCAGAGATTTCTCTCTGCTTGCTCACTTAAGATTCGTGATTTAACTGCTTTTCTTCACAGGACTAAGATGATCCTCGATTGTCTAACCTACTGTTTGAAGGTAGTATAACAACCGATTTCCTCAAATACTATCGTGGCGCTATGCCTCTGATCAATCCATGACATTTTCCGCAAGAGAGCAAGGCTCTCTATATCAACCATGTACGCTTAACAACTCGACCAGGACCACGAGACCTAATCGCCTCGTAAGGGTTCGCTTGTGGAAAGGCTTGCTGAAAGGCATGACCTGTCGGGCTATGCTCGATCACAAATCTCCTGAGCCTTGTTTAAGGGCGAACTGCACTTAGCAGCTCGTTACGATCTTCCTTTCGGATTTAATCATAACCAAAATTACCTCTTTCGAGACCTTTCTGTACCGGGCGCTTATTACTAAACGCGCAGCTGTAATCCCCTGGGTTACGGTCTAACACCAGGTTCGGTTTGTTATGTAGCAATCACTCGCTACTCATCCGTTCCTTGATTACTCCTTACTTTGGCGGTTAAATCCCGCTGGAGGGGTTCTCCCCTCTCTTATCATGTGCTGGTTTCCAAGCAGTGCTTAGTTACAACACACTATCGTTTCATTCTAAGAACAATACGAAGAGGGAGGTTCGCTTCCTAATTCGCGAAGAGCCGCAAGGCC